GGATGCTATTTGTAATTGTGTTTGTGCAAGTGTAATTCTTTGTGACATCGAAAATATATTTGGATCTGCAACTGGTATAACATCTATTCTGTCGTCAAAGTCAGCTTGTTTTACGTTTCTTGCACCACCGACAACATCGTATGGATATTCTGGTGGTAAATATTGTGACACGACTTTTGATAATAATTTAAATTCATCTTTCATTGCTGCATAACATCTTTTGTGTATTGCGCTCATGACTCTTGAACCACGCTCTAATAATGCAATTGTAGTTCCTACAGCTGCTGCTTGGTTACCGTCTCCTACTTGCATATCAGCTATTGCTGCAAATCTTTGTCCAGCTTGTACAACAATGCCTAATAAATTTAATAATGTTTGAGATGGTTCTTTGTATGGTAGTGGAAAAAATGCATCACGTAGATTACCACCTGGTGCATCTACATCTTTAAATTCACCTGGTTGTATTGGAGCTGCTTCGTCTCTAACTCTAACACCTCTTTGTTTAAATCCTGCTGGTAAGTTTGATAATGTACCTGCGTCTAATAATTGACGGAGAGCCGCCGTTGCCGTACGACTCAATCCGCCAATCATATGAATGAGTCCAAAGCCATAAAATCCAAGTCCTGGCAGAAATTTAAAATGGACAAAATATTGGATCTTATTTTTCTTTAGATCATTGGGCGCATAGTTTCTCCGTATGGAGAGAACTAATCGGCTGCCTTCTTCTACAGTTACGATGTAGGGCAATTTTATTCCTGTTGGTTCATTACTAGCATCAACCTCTTCAAAACCTTCTAGGTCTAAATTAACATGACACTCTAACAAAGTGTACATGGTTTCTTGCTTACCAACTTTTTTAGTTCCGTCTAATTCTTTTTCTTTTTTCTCAACAGAGTTTTGTTCTACATTTCCTGGAGGTGCTAAATCTACGTCTCTATAAAAACCATTTACCTGTTGTTTACGTAATTCATTTTCTGATATTTTAATTACGTGTATTATTGATTCCGCGTCATCCAAACTTGTTGCTGTATATGGCACCACTAATTCATCTGCTGGTACAAATTTTGATACGACTCTACCCATTGGCACATCGTAATAAACTTTTTTAAATGTAGAACCTGCGAGTGGTAAATGAAATAACATAGAATCAAACTCCGCTTCGTACTCTTGCATCTCATCCATAATTAAATAATTCATGTAATCTTTTACACGCGTTGCCTGTTGTTCTGTTTGTGGGTTTTTAACACCTATAACTTGCGTTCTTACGGGCCCACCTGCTGGTAATAATTCTTTATACGCTTGTGCTTGAAATTGTGTAACAGCCTCTGCTAACACTGGGTGTGTTGCACCTGATGCACCTTGAAAAGGTTCTGTTCTGTTTTCATATTTAAATCCTAAAAGATCTAAACCTGTTTTGTAAGATTCTTCCCAATCTTTTCTTGATGCTTTATAGTCCATATAATTTTGAACCATATCACTACCAATAGGTTCTAATACATCATCAGGTAAAAGTTCTGCTAAGTTATCGAAATGATTTTCAGTTCCAGGTATGTTTACTGCACCTGGTTCATAGTCTAGTGTTACACCACCGTCTTCTTCTGGTATAACTTCTATTGGTCCTTTTGGATCTTGTTCTGCTTGTTCCTGAACAGCTACTTCTTGTAATTCCGCATCTGACGGAATCTCTTCTTGTTTTCTAGTGTTCGGGAGTCCTTTGTCTATTTCTGCCATTTAATACTCCTACGCTTTCTTAGCACGTTTTAATAGACCTGACAAGCCTTGTGAGTCAGGGTTTAATGTTTCTGTTTGTGGGCCTTCATCTATACCAGCTAATTTAGCAATACCACCACCAGCTAAACCAAAAGGCCTCATTGGTGTAAATGAAGTTGAATTAGGGTTTTCATACGATTCAATTGCAAATTTAGAAGCTGGATTAATACTAGATTTTAAATCTAATAAATCTGCTTGTCTGCTCTTTTCAAATTTAGGGAATAATTTACCCATAAATACTGGACCCGATGATTCTAATTTTTGTATGTCTGCTGCTTTTATTGCATCTGCTAAATCTTTTTGATTTTGTTCAAAGGCTCCTGAAGCTATATCTGCTAGTATAGTATCTTCTTTACTAAGCCCAACAGGTGGTTTACTTCTGTAACCTATAAGTATATTTTCTAATTCTTTTTTAGCATCTTTTAATTCTTGCTCTCGTCTCATGGCATCATCTGCTTGTAACATCTGATCATCAGGACCAACAAACTGATTTTTTGGTTGAGCCCTTTCTGCTGTAACTAATTTATCTAGATCAGTGATTTTCATTTGTTGTTTTAAAATAGTATTTAGTTGATTACTTTGATCAAAAACTTTTGCTATGTTTAAAAGTTTATCATCTGTCATACCTTTAATTAAAAAATTACCTTGCTCATCTTTTCTACCAAATCTTTTAAACAACTCTTTGTTTGGATCTATTTTTGTTTTTTCTCCAAGTGCATAATTAAATAAACTATCACCTATAGTTTCTTTAAAAGTTTTACCTGTCGTTAGCATATCATAACCAACAATACCTGCCTCAGCCGCAGCGGTAAAGGCTATTGCAGCAGGGCCAAACAAACCGCTTAATGTAAAAGCACTACCAAGTGATCTACCTGCTCTTAAAATTTGTTTTGCAAGAATTCCTTCTTGATTACCAAGTTGCACACCTCCCTTAATTACTTTCTCTAATCTATTTCTACCACTTATTGCACATTCTGAAAGACCTGTTGGCCCTTTTGCATAATTTATTCTACCGCCATCTTTTTTGCCAAAACTCGCTCTACATTTAGGATTAGCAGAAAAAGATGCTAAAAGTTTTTCAACTTCTGTTGTAGGAGCTTCAGAAACTAATTTTTTTAATTCTGGTGTTGAAACATTTTTTACTTTCTCAGGAACATTTATGTTTTTTGCAATACTTTTTGTAAAATCTACACCAACAGGTTTAAAATTAATATCTACTGCAACTCCATTACTATCAAAAACTGGTATGATTTCATTAAAACCAATTAAACCTTTATATTCCGGTCCTAATTTTTTAACTGCTTTTTTAACAATGCCGTTTAATTCTTTATTTATTTCATTTAATCTTTTTAAAGCATTTTTTCTATCTCCATTAAAATCTAAAGTAAAAGCTTCCTCAGTTAAATCTTTAATTGGTTTGTCAAATTGTGCCATCTCTTTATTCATTTGAGCATCAATAACAGCTAAATCTCTTGTTTTAGTATCAGGACTAGCTATTGAAAGAGGAAGCAAATGATGAACTTGATAACCCTTTGGAGGTTTATACGCTATGTTTGTTCTACCTTCTTTTGTTTTTTGAATAAATCTTCTTCTACCTATTTTTTCTTGTATTTTTTTTCGATCAGGTTTAACAACACCTTTTTCTACTTTAGGTGGAGATTTTAAAACTCTTTCATCTCTAACTTTTATTGCTTCATCTAAATCTGATGTATAAAAAGGTTTTTCAGTAATCATCTTTCCATCTTTCATTCTTTGAACTGAGACTTGATAAGTAACACCATTAAACTTTATATGTTTTTGACCTTTAACACCCACATATTTACCTCTCTCAGGGTTAGCAGATTTTTTAAATTTACCTTCTTCAATTCCAAATTCTTTAAGTTTTTTATTTCTAAATTTTATTACATCTTCTAAATCTGTATCTTTAGAAAAAATTTTTGTAAAATTTTTTCCACCAGCTTGAGTATCAAATCTAAATTTACCACCAGGGGCAGTTAATCTTATATTTTTAGGGAGTTCTTTTCCATCTTTGACTTCTCCTGCTAGTTTATAACCAGTTCGACCACCTTGAGCTTGATTAAACCTTTCACTTGCATCTTGAAACATTTCTCTGTCTAATGCTTTCTGAGGTCTATCCATTTGATCTGCTGTGGTTACTTCGCCTTCGTCAAAGAGTTCCATAAGCTCTATGATTTTAAAATTTTTCATTACTCTCCTAACATGTAAGCAACACCACCGCCGGCTCTTTTAATTTTTTGTTTGATAGGAATATCTGCCGCTTCTTCTATGATTTCTTTTTTAATACTATCTTGAATGACATCACCATCTGCCATACTACCCTCTGCATCAAAGGTCACTTGAAATTCATCATACTCGGCACCCTCGTCTAAAATTGTTTGTGTATCTGGATCAGCATCTTTTCTAGGCGCTTTGTAGTTCATGACACTTTTATCTTCTATAACATCAAAAGTTTTTTCACCAGAGCTCCCCACTCCTGTTTTATCTTTTGTAATTTGTATATCACCAGTTGATATGTCTTCAGTCATCACATACTCATCACCGTTTTTACCTGTGTAAGAATATTCATTTACTCTCTCTGAAGGTTTTACTTTTGACTCTTTACCAAGAAGTTTAATTTTATTTGCAAGATCAAAAAAATATTTTGGTGGTGCGTTAGCTACATCTTTAGCTGTTTCTTTTACAACTTGTTTAGTCGTTTCTTTTCCACCTGTTCCAATCAAACCAGATTTAATTGCAGCAATTGTTGCAGCAAGACCGCCCATGACTTTTAAAAACGCACGTTTGCTTGGACTACCAACTTTAAATCCTGCACGTCCACCTGAGGCTAGACCCTCGATTAAAGGTTTACCCGATTTAAGTGTGCTAATCACATCTTTATAACTCATGCCATAGTTGTCCATGACGTATGGAATCTGACTAGACTTACCAGAGGATAATATCATTTGAATATCATCGTCAGTTGCTTTACCAAATTTTTTAAAATCAGATACTAATTTTTCTACGCTGTAGTCTCTTGGTGCTACACTTTTTATACCCATCTCTTCATCAAACTTTGCTTTTCTTGCAAGTGGTATCGCATCCTCACCACTTAAAACATTTGTGTCTCTACGAAACGGAAATTTTTTAGACAACGCAAACTCTCTTGCAATATCAGGATCTCTTAGTATTTGATTTTTAATACCTGTGAAATCGCCTTTCTTTGTGGCCTCAGCTATATTTCTTGAAATTGAATCTTCTTGTGTACCACCCATTATTGGTTTGTCGGGATCTAATTCCTTACCTTTTAAATCAAATACTTTAGCATCTTTTTTAAATAGATTTGATTGTTTACCAAATACTTTTTCTGCCTCTTGTGCAAGCGCTCTGCTTTCTAATTGATCAACAAATGCTAGTGCCTGTTTTAAATCTGTTTCTGATTGAATTAGTCTTGTATCTATACCGAAAGCTTGCAATCTTTTTTCAAGAGCATTACTAGAAAATTCTACAGCTTTGGCACTACCAATAATACCTTCTTTTTTAAAAATTTGTTTTTTGGTGTAGTTTTTTATAATCTGATTGACAGCCATTAATAATAATTCCTTTTACGTTGCTCGACCTTTTCGTCGATGTAATCTTCAGGGTGTCCAATTAGACCGCCTTGTCTGAATCGCATAATCGCTTGTGTGGTTGAGTCCACAAGATCATCATGGTCGCCATAAGGGAAAGCCGCACACTCCTCAATAACGTCGTCTGCGAATTTCTGCTCAGGCGCATATATCATACCAGATTCAAATAAAGGTGCAACCGCATTTACACGGGCGTGCTTGTCGTTACCTTTTGACGGACTAAAATTCACCACCGGTATATCCATCTGTCTTAACTCGTATGTTAAAGGTAAACCTGATGCTTTAGCCTCTATTATAACCGTTTCAGGTTTCCAATACTCGTATTGTTCTAGTGCTAAACGTCTAAGTTCAGGAAACTCGTATCTACCTTTTATAGCATCTAATAATATCAAACAAGCAGGGCTATCTTCTGTTGGATAAAAAATACCCCATGTGGTAATCGCCGAGTAGTCTGCAGTTTCTTTTTTCAAAAATGCTGTATCGTAAGATTGTATGACGTGTTGTAATTTTGGTATGTCTTCGTCGGTATACTTCATCCACCACTCTCGTTTTAATATGGCACCTTCTTCTGATGTTGGGTTTTGCATCCACTGCGCATTCCATTTGCCCGTGGGCAGTGTTGCCTGTACTTTCTCAAGTTCATCTAGTTTCCAATACTCCGGCCACACAGGTTTAGCTCTCGATGATCCGTGGTCCATGATTGCCGGAAACTCGACCACGTGCCACTGATCAGCTTTAGGTTCTGTTTGGTTCTTAACCAACATACCTGTTAAATCTTTTGTACTCCAACGAGTCATGACCATTACGATCTTGCCGCCTGGTTGCAAACGCTGACGTGGACCTGATGTATACCACTCGTATGCTGACTCTAATGCTGTGGGACTCAATGCATCTTGTTCCGAGTGTGGGTCGTCTATAATTAATAAATCCGCACCACGACCCGTGATTGCACCACCCACACCAGCGGCGAAGTATTCACCACCTTGTGATGTCTCCCAACGTCCTGCTGCCTTAGAGTCTTCTTGTAAAGTTGTTTTAAAAATTTTTGCATAGTCTTCTGAGTCGATTAGATTCTTAGCCTTACGACCAAATCTTATGGCTAACTCTGCCGTGTGTGTTGCTTGTATAATCTTGAGCTTTGGCTCACGGCCCACCATCCAAGCCGGAAGTAAGTATGAGGCAAACTCCGACTTAGTGTGTCTCGGGGGCATATTAATAATTAGCCGGTTTATTTCACCCGAT